GCTCACATTAGGTTGTTTACAAGAACACGTCTGTAGTATACGTTTGCGTTCGAGGTGAGAGCACCAAGACCAGCGGTAGAACCTTCTGCGAATGGGTTAGCAACCATTCCGTAGCGGGTCTTGAATCCGATCTTAGGTTGGAAGGTGTCCTGACCAACCGCACGTACCATCTGGAGAGGTACATAAGGGCAATAGAAGAGACCTGCATCGTAAGGTGAGGTTCCCTTATAACCCATTACGAAGAAGTGGTTAGCAGCAACGTTTGCCGAATAAGGATCAACATAGACCTTAATACGACCGTTTAGAGTACCAACTAGAGTTGAGGAAGTATCGTCAACACCAGCTAGACCGTTGTTACCAGCAATACCAGGGGTGTAATCTAGAACACCAGCCATGCCGAGTGCCGAAGCAACGTCAGCGGAGCAGATGATAAAGTTACCCTTGCCACGACGAGTCTGTTGACCAATCGCGTTTGCTTCTCTTTCAATTTGGAAGAGTAGACCCTTGAACTTCTCAACCGACCAACGACCATTGGAGTCAACGTCTAAGTCGAAGATACCAGCAGCAGCAGTGTTGTTCTGAGCACCAGGCTTAGCAATCTTGTAGATTGTACGAACAACTTCACGGTTGATTTCAGCGAGAACCTCGGTTGAGAGGATGTTCGCTAGTTCGGTCTCAGCATCAAGACCATGGATAGCCTTGAGGTCTTGTGCGAGTTCTAGCGAATACTCAGCCTTGAGGGCGCGTGACTTTGCAGTAACGGTAACTTTCTCGATCGAGAAACCCATTTCAGCAAAGTTGTTGCCACTAGTGCCATCGCCAAGTGCTTCTGATTGAGCAGTCGTCATACCTTGACCACCAATGGTGTAGGTGCCGCTGTCATTTAGAACACCAGGGTTAGTACCAGTCTGGGTGTTTGATGCAAGGTTGTTACCAGCGTTCTCGGATGAATGCTCTGAGTTTGCTTCGTTGTAGAATGCTTCACGACCAGACCAATCGCCAGAGTTAGAAGTACGGGTAGTACCGTAGGTTGAACGCATTGCGAAGATAAGTCCAGTAGGACCTGTCATTGGTTGAACGCCGCAGATGTCATATGCCATTAACTTAGGCATTGAACGACGAATGAGGCTGATTAGAACAGGGTCGAAACCAGCTACAGGACCACCTGCATCTGAACCTGTGGAATAACCAGTACCACCAAGGCTATTGGTAGGACCAGCTTCGTTGAGCATTCCACGCTCTTGGCGAAGGAATGATTCTTGGTTTTCTAGCAGTACCGAGGTGACAGCCTTCTTGTAGGAATCCTGGATAGGATCAGCATCTTTATGCTCAAGAACGGGTGCCCACTTTTCCTGCAATTGCTCTGACATGAACATTTGCTTTCTCCTTTGAAAAATGAGTAAATTGTGTTAAATCAATAACAAATACGTAATTATTTATAAATTACGTTTGTTTATTTGGACCAGCGGGAAATTGCCGACATATATGACGACATTGCATCTCCAGCAATAGGTTGTTCTACAGGAGTATCTTCTGTTGCAGGAGCAGCTGCCCTTGCGAAATATGACTCCTTGAGAGTTTCGATCTTCTCACGAAAATCTTGCTCGTTAGTGAACTCTACACCTTCAGATAGACTTTGTAGTTTATCCTTTTGTGTTTCAGCAAGTCCAACAGAAACTTCGCTCACAATCCCATTCTTAATATAACCACCAAGTTTCTTATGCATCTCAACGTTTAGGTCAATCTGCTCATTGAGCTTCGATTCCATAACGTCAAGTTGTTCGGTCATCTCATTGACGATCTCGAACTGCTCTTCAGGAACTTCTAGGTAGTTTTCCGTGAAGAGATTTCTGATTCCGTGCATTAGGTTCTCTGCAATCTCGGTCTTAATGCCGCTGTCGATTGCGAGAGCATTTTCCGAAACCCACTTCTCTGCTACGAAAGTTAGGTAGGAATCGATTTGCTCGGACATTTCTGTTTTGAACTCGGTAACTGCTTCTTCGAAAGCTTGCTCATATGCTTCATTCATTAGAGCAACTTCTTCGTTGATTTTTGCAGTTACAGCTGCTTCGAAGATGAGTTTTGCTTTGTCTCTGAATTCTTCTGTAAGGTCTGAACCAGATACAAGAGCGTTAAGATCCTCGTCGAATGAATACTGAATAGTTTCTTCTGTTTCTTCGATGAGTTCGCCATCTTCTTCGGTCTCCTCAGCAACTTTGCCTGATGCTGCAGAAGGCTTCGTTGATAGTGATTTACTACCTTCGTGCTTCATCTTAGCGGCAACCTTTTTACCGATTGACTCGGTATCATCAGGTTTACCTGATGTTGGGGTTGGACCGCCAATTTCTTCTGCATCGTTTTTTAATCCAGATCTTTCTGCTGGCTTTGCGCCTTTGGTTACTGCGTTTGAACCTTCTTCAAGATCCATTGTTTCAATTTCTTGTGACATTGGAATTTCTCCTGCCTATGTTTACGGATATTTCGTGTAATTATTTATATATGCAAATAATTAAAGACTTCTGAGGAACGCGGCAAATGCTTTTACCTTACGTTCTTGAAGATTAAAACGAGTTGCCTCGTCGATGGTTTGCTTAATTCGATTGAGTTCAACCTCCTTTAGCATTCCACTTTCCCAAACCCACTCTTTACCTTCCATAATTCCTTCAACAAAAGCATCTGGAGCTGAGGGGTCTGCTACGATATCAGCAGCAGTGGCAAGCATAAAATCCTCACCAACGTAGTTAACTCCATTCTTCTCGATCATAGAACCGAGACCTCTGGAAGAAACTCCGAGTTTGACTCCATCATCCAACAGACTTTTAGCAATTTTACCCATGGGGGTTTCTAAGAGTTTTGCCTTACCGATGAAGTTATTTCCTTCTCTCTGAAGAGAAAGAATTTTATGAGAAACACGATCTAGGTTGATAGTGGGTCCATCAGGGTGACCGAGTTCTCCAAGTGCTCTGCCTGTTC